ACGCTGCTACTTCTGCCACGGCGGCGGCCAATTCGGCGACGGCAGCATCGAACAGCGCAACCACGGCCACTACGCAAGCGAACAACGCGGCGGCCTCGGCCACCAATGCGGCCAATTCCGCGACGGCAGCATCGAACAGCGCAACCACGGCCACTACGCAAGCGAACAACGCGGCGGCCTCGGCCACCAATGCGGCCAATTCCGCGACGGCTGCGGCAGGGTCCGCCACGAGTGCCGCGAACAGCGCCACTGCTGCTGCTACCTCGTTCGACGACTTCGACGACCGCTATCTTGGGTCGAAGGCCGCCAACCCGACGACGGACAACGACGGCAATGCCCTGCTGGTGGGCGCGCTCTACTGGAATTCCGTAGCCGGTCAAATGCGGGTTTGGGACGGCGCCGCTTGGCAGGCGGCCTACGCGCCCAGCGCCGTGGTCTATGGCTTGTTCTACAAAGCCGACCCCACGACCGTGGCTTTCACCAAAACCGGCGCCGGCACGGCCTCGATTAAGGCCGGCACCAAGGTGGATGTGGCGGGTACTGTGGTCACGTTCGTGGCCGCTACTGCTATCACCATGCCGGCCCTCACGGCGGGCACGGATTACGCTATTTGGGTCAAGAACGACGCTACGATCCAGGCGACGACCAATTTCTCGTCGGCGCCCGGCGCCGGCAATTGGCGCAAGATCGGTGGCTTCCACTACGCCCCCGGCGGCAATGCTGCCGCGCAAGCTGGCGGCGATACCACGCCGGCCATCAATGCCTATTCCTTCTGGGACTTGAAGTTCCGCCCGGCTTGCCCGGACCCGCGCGGCATGACGCTTGTAGCCGACTCGTTTTGGGCGGACATCTACCTGCTGGGCGTGGATCACCTGACCAACGGCACCAGCAAGTACAACGTCAGCATCGCGGACGGCAGCGCGCCGCCCAAGATTCCTACCAAGTTCGGCGGCACTGGCAGCAATGCCTATTCGACCCTGAATTGGTGGGGAGCCAACGAGGTGCTGCAATCCTGGGGCAAGCGTTCGCCGACCTACGACGAGTTCGCCGCGCTGGCCTACGGCACGACCGAGGCAACGTCCAGCGGTGGCAGCGACGTGCCGACCACTGGCGTGAGCGGTACGGGCGCAACCAACGCCTGGAACAAATTTACTTCGCGCTGGGGCGTCATCCAGGCCACTGGTTGCATGTGGATTTGGGGCGGCGAGTTTGGCGGCGGTGCGGCCGGCGCAGCCTGGACGGCCAATACGGGCGGGCGCGGCTCCACGTACCAAATGGAAAACGCCGTCGTCTTTGGGGGCAACTGGGGCAACCCGACTGAGGCCGGTTCCCGTTGTTCGTATTGGAGTTACTCGCCCACGCCCTCGTACAACGGCATCGGGGCGCGCGGCGTCTGTGACCACCTGACCCTTGATTAGCGGGGCCGACGCCAACAACCTTTTCACCTGGCTGGAGAAACGACATGGGATTGCCCTCCATTAACACCCGCGAGGACTTGGACGCGATTGCCGGCACGCCCGAGCACGTCGCCTTCATGGCCCTGCTGGCGGGTACTTTGTGGCGCTTGGAGAAAGACGACACGGCGCAAGCCTGGGTCGCCATCGAGGACAACTCGACCATCGAGCGCTTTGATTTCACCCGCGCCGATTTCCCCGGCGCGCAGCCGCCGGCCCTGCCCGAATACGTGCCGGTGGTTGATCCAGTGCCCGAGGTCGTGACCATGCGGCAGGCTCGCCTTGCGCTGCTGGGCGCCGGCCTGCTGGCCCAGGTCAATACCGCCGTGGCCAACATGCCCGGCGCCGATGGCGACGCGGCGCGCATCGAGTGGGAATTTTCCAGCACCGTGGAACGGCACCGCCCGCTGGTGCTGTCGCTGATTACCGCGCTTGGTCTGACCGACGCCCAACTCGACGAACTGTTCCGTCAGGCGGCTGCGCTATGAAAATCGCATTCATCTACGGCAAGCGGCCGTCCTCGACTCTGACCAAGTTCTTCACGGGCTCGACCTGCTACCACGTTGGATTTACTGACGGCGTGCGCTTTTGGGACATGAACCTCATCCGGCGCCGCCGGTTGTGGCCGATGTACCAGGAAGGGCGCGTCATTCTCGCCGACTGCCCGGCCGAGGTTTCCGCTGAATACCTCGACCATCGCCTCGACACCGACGACGTCACTTATGGCTGGCGTGACTACCTGCTGTTTGCGCTGCGTCCTTTCTATCACCTGATAGGGAAGAGCACGCGCAATGCGGGCGGCACGATCTGCTCAGAAATGGTTGCCGACGACCTGCGGGCGAACGGCTGGCCGGTTCAATTCGACGAGGTGCCCAGCCCTGCGGATCTGGAACTCGTCATTCTCGGACGAAAGGACGCAATTACTCATGCCTGAAAAAGACCCAACGACCTGGAGCGCGGCCACCTGGCTGCTGGCCCTGGGCATGGCATTCGGAGGTGGCGCTGTGAATTGGTATGCCAAGGTAAAGCGCGGCCAAGAGCATGAACACCCCCGCGCCTTCAACATCATTGAACTCATCGGCGAGATTTTCACCAGTGGGTTCGTGGGCCTGGGCGTGTTCATGCTCTTGGCCGCGCTGGATCAGCCGGTTGGTATCTGTGCGGCAGCATCCGGCGTAGGCGGCCACATGGCGGCGCGCCTGCTATTCGCCATCGAGCGCGCCGTCGAAGCCCGCCTCGACAACCTAGCGAAGAAAGGGAAATAAGACCATGGCCGATTTCCTGCAAGCCTTCGAGTCCATGATTCGGAACGAGGGCGGCTACAAACTGCACAGCGTTGAGGGCGACCGGGGCGGCATGACCTACGCCGGCATCGCCCGCAACTTCCACCCGAACTGGCCGGGCTGGGCCGCCATCGACGCGGGCGATATTCCCGACACCGAACTGGTGCGCCAGTTCTACCGCATGAACTTCTGGACGCCGATTCGCGGCGACAACATCGCCAACCAGGTGGTAGCGCGCAACGTGTTCGACTTCGCCGTGAATGCCGGCGTCGCCACTGCGGTGCGCCTGGCGCAGATCGTCAGCGGCGCCACGCCGGACGGCAAGATCGGACCCAAGACCCTGGCCGCGCTCAACACGATGGACCCCGACAAGTTCGCGTTGGCCTACGCCCTGGCGAAGCTGGCCCGGTACCGTGACATCGTGACCAAGGACCGCACCCAGCAAAAGTTCCTGCTGGGCTGGATCAATCGCACACTTCGGGAGGCAGCATGAACCCTCTGCTTATCGGCGGCATCATCGACACCGTGGGGAAGGTGGCGGACAGCCTCTTCACTTCCGACGAGGAACGGGCAAAGCTGCAAATTGAAGGACTCAAGGCCGAAACGGAAGCCTACCGGGCAGAGTCCGAACGGCTGGGCGGCCAGCTTGAGGTCAACAAGGAAGAGGCCCGGCATGCCAGCGTGTTCGTGGCCGGCTGGCGGCCGGCGGTGGGCTGGGTCAGCGTCATTGCTTTGGCCTACCAGTTCATCCTCTACCCGCTGCTGGTGTGGGGCTGGAACGGCATGCAGGCCGCCGGCTGGATCGCGGCCAATCTGAGCCCACCCCCGCTGCTCGATGTCGAGGCCCTCATGGTTCTCATCACCGGCATGCTGGGCATTGCAGGCGCGCGCACCTGGGAGAAGCTGAAAGGCGCGACGAAGTGAAGGCGGGGATCTTGCGGACCTACGCGGCCCGCCTTCGCCGCTACGCTTCGAGGAAAATGTCCCGGCCAGCGTACAGCCCGAAAGCTGCACACGCCAGATAGGCCGGGGCGTCCCATCCAAGGGCGAAGAAAATCCCAATCAGCGCGGCGATGCCTGCAAGTACCTTGTGCTCTTTCGTCATGGCGTACCCCTCAAAATCATTTCCGCATGTACCCTGTAGCCTATCGCAGAATCAACGTGTTAGGATAGCTAAACAAACGCGGGTTGCGGAAATGATTTAGCTCTAACCTGTTGATTTTCCTCATTTACTCCGAGGACTTGAAAAGTGGCGCGCCTTCTTCAAATCCTCGA